TTGGTAATTTACATATTGTAAAACGATTGTTATGCATTGTGCCAACCATTTCTTTTTGAAAACCATACATATTAAAAGGAATTAAACCATGGTCTAATGAAACAATTTTTACATAGTTTTGTATAAAATATAATGGGTCTTTAGAACATTTAGCAAACTCCTCTATTTGTTCTTGTGTAAACTCTACTGGTACATTGGCTCTTTTTAAATTAGGATTGCCTATCGTCAAAGATAGACGTCATTAACAACGCCCATTCTTAAACCTCCCTTCATTTTTCCAACCTGGAAAGTTTTCACTTTTTATTCTATAATAAATTGCTGGCATACTTATTTTATACTCTTTCATAATTTCATTTAAACCTAAATATTTTTTTCCTTCAATAATATAAGTTTTTTTCTGCCAAGGTCTATTTTTTAATTTAGACCAATATTCTTTATTTGCTTTTGCTATAAGAACTTTTGTTTTTTGAGGTCTTTTTTTACCTTTATTCAATTCACTAGCTTTCTTAAAATTATTAATACAAGCTAATAATGCTTTACCTGTTTTTGGTTTACTATTAGATATACCTATTTTCATTTTGTGTTCTTCTGATTTTGGTCGACTATCAAATCCTAAGCCTCCCATCATTCTATTCATATTTAATGGATCATTAAAATATTTTGAAACTATTTTTTCTTCTAAACTGTATGCTTCATTCTCACTTTTAACAACATATAGTATTTCTTTATTTAATTTATGTTTATCAACTTCACCTTTTCTAATCCAATCTCCCGATCCTTTATAACCATCATTCAAATCTTCTGTAGTATGTTTTCCTATATAATATTTACCAGTATCAGGATCTATAACTTTATAAACAGTATAATATTTCATAATACTATTTATAAGTTTGGATTACCTATGATTATTCATTAACTATAATTCCTTCTATATGTGTATAACCTAATTGTAAAGCGGCCTGTATTCTTTGACTGCCTTTATATACACTGTAAGGTTTTTCTATATAAGGATGGCCAGCAGCTCCCATTCGAGGCACATCAGATATTGTATGTTTTATGATTTGTATAGGTTCAATCATTTGTTCACCCTCTAATATTTCTTTTAAAGGTGTCATCGATTTAATAAAAGTTAAATCGTTGATTAAAAATATTTGTTTATTCAGGTAATTTCTTTTCGCTTTGAGTATTTTCATTTTTTAATCTCCACTCAATCCAATATTTCTTAGCTGCTTCACTCATTCTTTTTTTGTTTTCAGAAGTATGGTTCTTTTTATACATACCATTTCTCACTCCTTTATTTTTCCAACCAAATCTTTTCATACCATTATTTTCACCTGAATTAGCTATAGATATTTTCTTTTTAATTTCATCTGGTAACTTTTTACCATACCAATAACCTTTTTCTCCTTTGTTTTTTTCCCCTATTTTTTTCTTCTGTTCTTCTGTCCATCTAGGTTTACCTTTTTGAGATAGAGATAATTTTATTTTTTTTTCTAAAGGCATTGGTTTTCCATAATGAGGATGATTTTTACCACTTTGATAACCTAATCCACCAGCTATCATATTTTTATTTAAAGGATCATTAAAATATTTTTCTACTAATTCTTTTTCAAATTGATAAGCTTCTTTTTCTTCATTAAAAAATTTAATTATTTTTGTAATTAAAGTAGTTTTAGATTTTTTGCAATCTTCTACCCATTTACTTGAACCTTGATAACCGTCATTCAAATTATTAGTAGAGTGTTTACCATAACAATATTTTCCATTTTTAGGATTTATAGTTTTATAAACATAATGATACATATGGATATTTATAACACTTGGATGTTGACCTATTCAACTTTATCTTCTTTTTGGTCTTTTTGTCTTAGCAACTGTTGTAAATCTTTAGTTGATCCTACGAATAAGGCATTTTTAATTTGAGGTGAAGCCGTTTTAGGTAAGTCTTTCAAATCTTTCATTTTTTTCTGTAAGTCTTGTAATTTTTCAATAGTGGTAGCAACATTTGATATAAGAGCACCTAAAACTTCATAACTCCTAGGAGCTTGGCCTTCTTTAGCAATCTCTAATATGCCTTCTATTGCTTGTTGGCCTTTTTCAATAAGATTATAATAGTTTTCTCTACTGTAATCATAATCATTGTCTATATCTGATTTATTGTTGTCTTTGATTTGTGGTAAAGTTGATTTGTCTGTTTTTATAATAGATTCTAAAGCTGGTTTATCATCAGATTTAATACCAAGTATTTCATTTACTTTATCATCAAGTTTAGTCATAACAATATTATTTATGTTATTTTATCTAGCCGTTACTGGTATTCCAGTTGAAGAAACAAATGGGTTTTCGGCAAATGCCATGTAGATATATGTTTGACCATTTCCATTAGTAAGGTTTTGGGTTGTATTGTCTTTTAGGTTAAATCCGTTAGATACAAAATCAATTAAATGATTTGTTGTGTTATAATCTTCTGCTTGGTTAGCATTTGCAAAGATATTTCTGTCTAAAGGGTTAATAGTGTTTCTTTTATGGTCTTTAATACACCATTGTTCTGTTGTGCTTGTAACTTTAATCATAACAAATGCAGGTTTAAAACCTGTGTACACAAAATTATTAAGTTGATTGTTTCCTGTATATGAACCAAACTTGCTAAATCCTTTTACATCAGCAAAGCAGTAGGCGATATAAGTTCCACCAGTTACATTTACTGCTGTCGCACCACCACCTAAAAGATAAAATACACTTGATGTTGGATTACCACCCCAACTAAATGCTGAAGCCGCACCTGTATTATTTAATTGAATTCTTTGTGAAGAACCTAAAGAAGCATGATAACAATTCCAGTCATCAACATCGTTTCTATGTTTAATTATAATAAATTTAGGTGCAACGCCTAAACCATGACCAACAGTTGCAGAACTTGAATTACCAGTATAACTTACAATACTAAATCCACTTGTTGTATTAGCTGATACTGTGCTTGAAATACTTCCTTGTGTGTTTGATACTCCAGCACCATTTGCTTTCCAGTTCCAAGACACATAAGAATCTCCACTTCTATTAACAATATCAAAAGCTGTTGAACCAGTAGTTAATATAAATCCATCAGAAGCAAAAGCACTAATATATCCATAACCACTTCCACCGTTATTTCCTTCAGTATATGTTGTTTCGCTTGATAATTCTTTATTTAGTCCAGCACCTCTTACAGCATCATTTAACGCAGAAGAACCTGATCTAGTTCTGTTTTTAATCCAAACCCAATCAGGTTGAAAATTAACTCCAGTTACAGTTCTTGGAGAAGTACCATTTCCAGTATAAGTTAAAGTATTAAAATAAGAGCTTCCTTTATCTATTGTTGTATATGCCATAGTCTAACCGTAGTTTGCTAAATTTTTAGTGCATAAAGAATAGTAACCACTTGGTACTGCATAACTGAAATTACCATATCCAGCACCATCAGTATATCCATTAGCTGAGTATGGTGGGTTGCCGAAGTTTAAATTTATAGTAGGAATACCAGTACAAGCAAAAGGCAACCAAGTTTTTGTCATGTCTATTCCTGTTATAATTGCATTACCTGAATTTTCAGCAACACCATTTACCCAAGTATAAATATATCCATTATCTGCATCAAAAGCACAACCAACAATCATTCCATTTGAATATCCCGAAAGACCTGAAGTTACTTGTGTAGTATCTTTCCAAGCAGAATTACCTATTGGATAATAACCAGCAGTTCCTATGTTATTAATATTAATTTTAGGTATAATAGAAGCATCAATAATTCCAGCTACCGCAACATTTGCTGCACCTACAAATTTATATTCCCAATACCATTTGCCTTTAGTAACACCTATAGTTCCAGCAGTACCCGAATCATTTACAAATGTATAAGTAAGATTTCCATTTGAAAATGTACTATTTCCAACTTTACTTAACGAATTAAGAGTACAAAAATTATTAGTAGGAGTATCAGTAGTTTGGTCAATAGATGTTAGATTATTTACTGTGAAATTATTTCCATTACCTGATGAATCTGTTCCAAGTGAAGCTGAATTTGCAAACTTTAAATAGAATCCATTAGTACCAAAAGAACCAGTATATGCTTTTGGAATCCATATTCCTGATGTCGTATCTGTTTCGCCGAAAGAGGATGGGGTTAGTTGCTGTCCATCTATTAAATAAATTTCTGACATATAACCATCAAAAAAATTTGTATAAGCTTGTGAATCACCATAACTATGTTGATCGCTATAACTTCCAATAGAATGATTTTTATATTCAATATTTTGATTTTGAGGTGGATAAGTGCCAGAAAAAGAAGTAATTTGAGAACCATTAATATAAACTTTAAATCTATCAGAAGATGTTGATTGTGTTGTATCAACTGCCCAAACTAAATGATACCAAGCACTTACGTCTCTAAATAATTGAATTGTTGTAATTTCAACACTACCACCATAACCACTTATTTTTAAAGTTGAATCATTCCAAATACTTACAGCTGCACCAGATTGACCACCTAGGTAACCACTTGTAAGAGCATTTGTAATATAATCTGTTGAAAATAAAGCTCTTCTTTCTGTATGTCTAGAGCTCAATTTAAACCAACAACTAAAAGTAAATCTTTGAGCTGTTTGACTTGATGTAGTTTTGTTTAATCTATCTGAACTTCCTTTATCAAATCTTAATGACTTTCCAACTGTGAAACCACTTACAGAATTAGCACCTAATATTAGAGGCATTAAATTACCTCTAGTTTAGGAAATTCGCCGATTGGTCTAGTTGGATTTGTTTCGCCAGTATATTCAAATAATGCTTTTAATTCATCAACAGAATTACAAGCATTAATCATAGCTTCCATTTCGTTTGATTTTGCTCTAACGGCAGTTCTAAATGTTGAAATATTAGCTGGTATCTCTTTACCAGTTTCTGATTTTCTAATCACATACCAATCGCTAGAATTTAATAATCCAGCAGATTGAGATTTAATCATTTGAATCTTTTGCGATTTTAAACCTTTAATAACTACTTGCACACCATCTCTTAATACTGGTTCGCCATTTTCATCTACTGCATTAACATCTTCTAATTGTTTAGGAGTTGCAGTTCCCCATTTTCTAATGGCTTTACCATTTTTAAATTCAAATATTTCATTTGTGTTATTGTAATAATATTCATCTTTTAAATTAGTAGAATCTGTTTCTATTTCATAGATTCCAATTGCGTTTTTTTCAGCATTAGACCAAAGAGTAAATATTTGTGATGAATACTTATTGCCATTTAATTCAAAAGATTCTGGGTTTGCAAATACTTTTGTTATCTGATTATTGATTACAAGTGCGTACATTATGTTATACTCAAGTTAAGGTTTCTACCAGTTTCTTGCCAAACTGTACCATTGTACTTAAATACAAATATATCAGCTTTTGAAGCAGTAGTTGTTAGTGTTGGTGCAGTATCGCCAGTAAATTCATAAGCACTATTAAAAGATAATGTTCTTGAACCAGTGCCATCTTGAATAACTGTTAAAGCTATAAATTGACCAGCAGCACTATTAGTTGGAGCAGATAAAGTTCTGTTGCCGCCTAATGTTACTTTTGCAACAGGTGAAGAGCCTACATCCCAAGTAATTGTAGCACCATCTGCTAAAGTTGCCTCTGCATTATAGGCACCATCATTAAATAACACTAATCCTGTTCCTTTAGTTGTTATGCTTAATCCAATATTTGTATCACTACCAGTGACTGATAAATCTGGTCTATTTCCTGTAGCTGCATTTGTTACTGTAAATTCATTTACTGCTGAAGCAGTGGTTGTAAATTTTATTTGTTCATTACTATTAGCGTCAGCAATAAAACCACCACTTGCTATTTTAGGTGCTGTTAAAACTGTAGATGATAAATCTAAAGGCGTTGTTAGTTTAGCTCCTGTTAGTGTACCATCGGCCACATCTGAAGCAGTTACAGCACTGGCCGCTATCTTTGCCGAAGTAACAGCGTCATCTGCTATCTTTGCTGTGGTTATAGCATCGGCCGCTATCTTAGCAGAAGTTATGCTACCTGTATCTATTGAACCTACTTTAATTTTATTAATGGGCATTAATATTCCTTATTCTATTTATATATTTATATGA